AAAAAGCAAAAGAAATATCATTAGAAGTTGAGGATTTAGATTGGGTAGGATATAATATTAAAACTTTTGAAACTACTAATTTAAAAGAAGCAGGTATTATAGATCCATTTAAAGTAACTAGAAATGCTTTACAAAATGCAGCTTCAATTGCAGGAACAATTCTATTAACAGAAGCAACAATTGTTGACAAACCAAAAGAAGATAATATGTCAGAAATTGATCCAACTGCAATGATGGGAGGAATGATGTAATATGGTTTTAGAATTAATGTTTATATTAAGTTGTTGTCTATTAACCATAATTAAGGATGAAGTATGAAAACAAAGGTTATAGAAAGAAATGAGTTAATTGCTACTAGAGTACCACCTGGAGACAGATGGACTCTAGTAGATGATTCAAAAAAAGTAATTCATAAGTCTTTAACAGATACTTTGGAATCGTACTTAGGTGACACTAACTTTAAAGGTGAATACAGACTAGACCCTATTGGAAGTAAATTATACGCTATTAAAACATCAGAAGAAGAAGTAAAACCTGAACCCATAAAGAAGTATAACATTTATGGGGATGAATTATAAAAATGGATATATTATATAATTGCGGAAAATTAGAGGTAAAAACATCAACCATCCCAAATGGTGGATTTGGAGTATTTGCTACTGATGATATTAAAGTAGGTGAAATATTAGAAGAATGTCGTTATCTTGCTTACTCAAAGGCTTATTCTCTCTTTGAAGACTACAGATTTTGGGCTGATTCTAAAAGAAATAAATATGCTATAATTTTAGGTTATGGATCATTATATAATAGTTCTGAAGAAAAACAAAATGCTTGGTGGGTAACCCCATCTACCCCAGAAACATTTAAATATGGAGGTATAAAAATTTCAAGAAAATATTTAGATAGTTTTACTTTTTTTGCAATAAAAGATATAAAAAAAGGTGATGAAATTTTCACATATTATGGTTATAAAGTAAAAAAATGAAAGAACATACATTATTAGTAGAAAAATATCGATCTAAAAACCTTACTGAATATGTAGGTAACGATCATATTAAAAAACAAATACAAAAATATTTAGATCAAGATGACATTCAAAACTTCATATTTTATGGCCCCGCTGGTACAGGCAAAACTACTCTTGCGAAACTCATCGTTAATAACTTGGACTGTGATTACTTATACATTAACGCTTCTGATGAACGTGGGATCGAAACTATTAGGGATAAAGTCACCAACTTCTCAAGTACTGCTTCGTTTCGACAGATTAAAGTTGTCATACTCGATGAGGCAGATTTCCTCACAATTCAAGCGCAAGCATCACTAAGAAATGTAATAGAAACATTTTCAAGAACCACACGTTTTATTATGACGTGTAATTTTATAGAAAGAATAATAGACCCACTACAATCAAGATGTCAAGTACTAAAAATAGTACCACCAAGTAAAAAAGAAGTAGCAAAACATATAAGTACAATATTAAATAAGGAAGAAACAAAATTCGATTTAAAAGTTTTAGCTACAATTATCAATAAACATCATCCGGATATACGAAAGATGTTAAATACCATTCAATTATCAACTAAAGATAATGAGTTAATAGTAGATGAATCCATACTAGTGTCTTCAAACTATATAAACCAAGTCATAACAGAATTAAAAAATCCAAAAACAGATTATAGAAAATTAAGGCAAATAATTGCAGACTCAGGAGTTAAAGACTTTGAAGAATTATATAGATCACTGTTTGATAATGCCAATGAATATGCTAAGGGTAGAGAGGGAAGTGTAGCGGTAATATTAAATGAACATCAATACCATTCAAACTTTAGAATAGATAAAGAAATTAATATCGCAAGCGCGTTAGCAAAAATAATGGAAATCAAAAAACCACAAGTGATATGAGCACTTTTTTTAAATATAGTAATTTAGAATCCAAAAAAATATTCCATACAGATGATAAAATGATGTATGAACATGCCTGGGAATGGAGAAAAAGAGAAGGTGAACGTAATTTAGGTGAGGGTGATGCTTTATGGAGAACTGGGTTAGCTTATATAACATGGAAAGATCCTGAAATTAAAGAAGGCATCCTAGGTTGTTTTAGAAAAGTTAAAGGTGGGCACCATTTTAGAAAAGATTTTTATCAACCTATGAGAGCAACAGGTAGACATGGTGAGGATGATGTTTCAAGAGACCAAGTAACAATGGCGTTTGCTTCATTGGCTGTAAATGGAGATACGGATGAACTTCATGAAATAGCTTCGAAAACCCCATGGAGATTATCTCGAAGAATGAGTATGACTATTGATTTTTACTTTTGGGTTAAATCTTTAACCAAAACTAAATATAAAAAACTATATGCTAATCTACATTTATTAACTCAATTATTATTTACTCCAATAGCTTTAGGACTAAATTTTATTATTGGTAAATCTTTAGGTTTTAAATCTATAAATAATAATAAATATACATCTCGTTATCATTATAATAAAAGAGACAAATGGAATAAATTCCAAAAATCGTTATTTAAAGCTTATTATATGGGGTATGCCTTCCATTTAGCTTGTTGGCAACTATATACACTACCAGTTTCAAATAATAATCCATTAAAATGGTTATTTTGTAAATTAATGTTAACTCATTGTGAACAACAAAACTTTTTATGCAGGCTATTACTAAATGATTTAACAGTTACTCAAGAAGATGTTGATAATTATGTTCCAAAAGAAGGATTTAGATGGCAAATGAGATATGATGGTTCATGTCCTAGTTATCATAATGAAAAATCTCAAGAATGGAAAGACAAGTATTTAAAACATAATCAATTAGACAAAGATTGCTTAATAACAATGTATAATAAAATAAAAAATAAACAATGAACAACCCAACACAACAACAAGCACCAAATATAGATTTTGCTGCTACAACATCAATAGATGGCTTTGACGGAGGAAAATTATTTGGTCAAGCTTTTGTATTAAGAAAAGTATCAAAATTTGTAGTAGGAGGAAATGAAGACGCTATCCTACCAATTCCAGTATTTTATGATATGGAAACAAAGAAAATTATAACTGATTCATTACCTAAAGAACTAAGAGAAGAATATAAAGATATTTCTATTTAATGGAGATATTAATCATTAAAGATAAAGAATATGAAATTTTAGAAGAAAAGTCAACTTCTGAATATAGGAAAACTTATCGTCTTAGGGATCTAAATGACGATAAGTTATATTCTTTACTTATTGAAGATTATAGGGAAGCTGATTTTATAGTAGATGGAAAATTTACTTCAACAATAAATAAAATAGGAACCAGCCCCCTTTCAACAGTAAAACACCCTGAAAATATTAGATTTAAGACTATAAAATCTAAAAGTAAACTCCCTAAAATCTTCAGAATTATCAATTCATCTGGAAGTGTTAGTAGAAAAAGACATATATTTAAAGCTCTTACTTGGAGAATATTTTCAACCCTAACTACTATCCTTGTAGCTTATTTAATTACAGATGAACCCTTAATTGGGGTAACAATTGGTGGGATAGAGTTTTTTATTAAAATACCCATTTATTATTTTCATGAAAGAGCATGGTTTAGATTTTCAAAGTATGGAGTTAAAAAACAAGACTAAAAATATATTTGATTGGTTAAATGAAATAACCCTTCATAAATCATCAGCTGAGGAATTTACGGATAAAGACTGGGATAATTTCAATTCATATATGGTACACAGATTCATAAGTATGAACTTATATTACGTTGAACTTGCTAATTATGCACAGTCTTTAATGCCTCATAACAAAAAAGAAATATACAATTTCTATAAAGAGATGATTCCAGAAGGTAAAAGTTATTTTAAATATATTAAATCAAAATCTAAAAGTTACAATAAGGAATTAATAGAAATACTCTCTAATTACTTTAAGATTGGAACCTCAGAAATTCCTACTTATATTAATATCCTCGGAAATGAAAAAATAAAAAAGATATTAAGAGAAACAGGTATTGTAGAAAAAGAAGCTAAAAAACTATTAAAATAAAATTATGGCAAACCATTTAAAAAGTTGGATTACAGTTAAGGCTAATAATGACACCTTAAAATATGTTGATTCTTTAATAGATAAAACTGAAGAAAAATATGAAAATGATGACCACGGTATAACAGCATTTGCAAAGGCATTTTATAAAGATGTTGATTGTGGAAGTGGTGGAGGAGTGATGTATGATTGGGCAGTTGATAATATGGGTGCTAAATGGACTCATTTAGAAGATGTTGAAGATGAAGGAGAATTCTCAACTACATCAGCTTGGTACCCACCAAAAGATTTTTTTATTCATTTATATAAATTATGTGCTGAATTAGATGAAAATGTAGAAATTGAAGTATTATATGAAGATGAAACACATGATCCAATAGGTGCTATTGTTGTTAAAAAAGATAAAGATGGCACTCCTTGCATATGGGAAGAAGAAGATTATGTAGAAAACCCAACTGATGATATGGATTGGGATGATGAAGGTTATGATGAAGTACAACAAGAGTTTTATGATGAAGTTTATGAAACTAAACAAGAACTTTTAAAAGAATGTCATTCATTAGTACTTACTGATGGTGAACCAATTTAATAAAAAATAAAGTTATGGCAAAATTAAGAAAAATGGTTACTTACACTGATTACAGATGGGAGATAACAGAAGATTTAACCCCAGAACAAATTAAAAAATGGAAATCTGAAGATGAAGATCTTCAAGAAGAAGTATTAGATGAAGTTGAATTTGACTTATCACATGATAAAGTTTTAGAAGATCATGATTGGCCTGAATTAATAGAAGATGAAGATGACAAATAAAGAAATAATTAAAATTTTTGAAAAAGAATATCCTGAATTATCTAAAGAATTTAAGGACATCCAAGATGAAATGTATAAAATGTTTGCAGCTAAACATATGGATTATGGATTACAAAATATTTCACTAGGAGGAGATTTGACTAAAGATAATGATAAAAAATTTTCATTAACAGGATTAGCAATTAGATTAACAGATAAGATATCAAGACTAAGAAATTTACTAACTAATGGTAGAAATTTTGTTAAGGGTGAAGGAATGGAAGATACGTTTATAGATGTAGCTAATTATGGTATAATTGGTTTGTTAGTTGGTAGAGATAAATGGAAAAAATAAAATGCCTAAATTACCATCTATAGTAAAAGAAATAAAAAGTTATGAACCTATAAAGGTTAATTACGCTTATCAAAAGAATATTTCATACTCACAATATTCAATGTGGAAGAAATGTCCTAAACAATGGGCACTACAATATAGAGATGGTCATAAAGTTTACACCCCAAGTATTCATACTGTATTTGGAAAAGCACTACATGAAGCATTTCAACATTATATTCAAGTGATGTATGAAAAAAGTGGGGCAGCAGCTGATAGAGAGGATATTTTAGAAATATTAAAAGATAAACTTAGAGAACACTACCAGGATGAATATAAGAAAAACAAAAACCAACATTTTTCAGATCCAGGTGAATTGAGTGAGTTTTATCAAGATGGAGTTGAAATATTAAATTATTTAAAAAAGAACAGAGGTAAATATTTTTCAAAACGGGGTTGGCATTTAGTAGGAATTGAAACTCCTATAACATTACCTCCAATTTCCACAAACCCTAATGTTTTATTTATCGGCTATTTAGATATTGTAATGTATAATGAAACATTAAATAAATTTAAAATAATAGATATTAAAACATCTACTAAGGGTTGGAAGTTAGATTATGTTAAAAAAGATGAAGATAAACAATTTCAACTTATATTATACAAAAAATTCTTTGCTGAACAATTTAATGTACCTGTAGATAATATTGATATTGAATTTTTTATTACAAGAAGAAAAGTATATGAAGGTGGAGATTACCCACAAAAAAGATTTCAATTATATGAACCACCATCAGGAAAAATAAAAAGATCTAGAGCAACAAATGCAATACATGATTTTATAAAAGATTGTTTTAAAGAAAATAGTTATACTGATAAGGTAATGCTACCCAATCCAAGTAAATGGAATTGTACTTTTTGTGCTTTTAAAGAAGATAAAAAATTATGCGGCTTAGGCGGCGATTTTTAGGAATATTGATATATTTATATAAAATAATTATTAACCAAATAAACCAAAATGGCAGAAAAGAAAGATATGACTCTTACTAGTGTTAAAGTTAAGAGTGATTTATTTGAAAATTTTAAAATAGAATGTGTTAAAAGAAAATTCTCATTCCAAAAATTATCAGATAGAGCAATTCATCTTTATTTAACAGATGAAGAATTCAGAAAAAAAATAAACAACCACACTAACCTAGAATTATAATAATATGAATAAAAGTTTTAAATATCTTCCTCAAAATGAGAGAAAGAAAATCCTACTAATATGTGATGATATAAGAGTACACTCAGGAGTAGCTACTGTAGCTAAAGAAATGGTACTTAACACAGCCCAGCATTTTAATTGGGTACAATTAGCAGGAGCTATTAAACATCCAGATCAAGGTAAAAAATTTGACTTAAGTATTGATACTAATAAAGAAACAGGATTAGAGGATTCAAATGTTATCCTATATCCTATTGACGGTTATGGCAACCCAGATTTAATTAGACAAATGATTAAAATGGAAAAACCAGATGCTATCTTTATTATTACAGATCCAAGATATTTTGAATGGTTGTTCAATATGGAGAGTGAAATTAGAAAAGAAATACCAATTATATATTTAAACATTTGGGATGATTATCCTGCTCCACTATATAATAAAGCATTTTATGAATCATGTGATGCCTTGTTAGCAATATCAAAACAAACAAAAAATATTAATGAAATTGTTTTAGGAGATAAAGCTAAAGATAAAATTATTAAATATATTCCTCATGGGTTAAACCCAAAATACTATTTTCCAATAGATAAAAATTCAAATGAGATTCAAAATTTAAAAAAGAATATATTTGGGGATCAAGATGTAGATTTTATTATGTTTTTTAATTCTAGAAATATTAGAAGAAAACAAATTCCTGATACAATGCTAGCGTTTAGATTATTTTTAGACTCATTACCTAAAGAAAAAGCTAATAAGTGTAAATTTATATTACATACTGAAGTAGTACATGAAGCTGGAACTGATTTAGGAGTAGTTAATGAATTACTATTTGGAAAAGATTATCCAAATGCTATTTCATTCTCAACTAATAAATTAAGTACATCAGATTTAAATTTATTATATAATTTAGCAGATGTTCAAATTTTATTAACTTCAAATGAAGGATGGGGACTAACATTAACTGAAGCCATATTAACGGGGACACCTATTATAGCTAATGTGACAGGGGGAATGCAGGATCAAATGAGATTTGAAGATGAAAATGGAAACTGGTTTACACCATCACCAGATTTACCATCTAACCATACAGGAAAATATAAAAAACATGGAGAATGGGCATTTCCAGTATATCCAACAAATAGGTCATTACAGGGATCACCTCAAACTCCTTATATTTGGGATGATAGGTGTACAGCTGAAGATGCTTGTGATAGAATTAAAGAAGTTTATAATTTAGGCCATGATAAAAGAGTTGAAGTAGGAATGAAGGGTAAAGAATGGGCTTTAAGTGATGAAGCCGGTTTTACCTCTGAGAAAATGAGTAATAGAATTATAGAAGCAGTTGATGAATTATTTGACACTTGGGAACCAAGAGAAAAATTTGAGTTAATTAATACTAATGCAAATATTAAAAAAGTACAAACACATAAATTAGTTTATTAAAATGAGTAAAGAAACAGTAGTAATAAGTTGCCCAATTAATACATACTCAGGGTATGGAGCAAGAGGTAGAGATGTAGCTAAAGCATTTATTGAATTAGAAAAATATGATGTTAAAATTTTACCCCAAAGGTGGGGTAATACACCTTGGGGATTTATAGAGGACCACCCAGAATGGTCATTTTTAAATAATCATTTATTTTATCCTCAACCAAATCAACAATATCCCCAACCTGATATTTGGATACAAATTACCATCCCAAATGAATTTATGAAGCAGGGTAAATATAATATAGGAATAACAGCAGGTATTGAATCAACTTTAGCTCCTGCTGATTGGGTTGAGGGATGTAACAGAATGGATTTAGTATTAGGTTCTTCTAAACATACTATAGATGTATTAAAAAATTCAAAATTTCAAAAACATGATCAAAATACAAATCAAGTTTTAGGTAACATAGAATTAAATACTAAAACTGATGTTTTATTTGAGGGATTAAATTTAGACATCTACAAACCAGTAAAGTCTAGTTTAGATCTATCAAATATTAGAGAATCATTTTGTTATTTATTTGTAGGACATTGGATACAAGGAGATTTTGGACATGATAGAAAAAATGTAGGTTTACTTATTAAATCTTTTTGTGAAACTTTTAAAAATAAACAAAAACAACCAGCTTTAATTTTGAAAACAAGTCATGGAGTTGTCTCATACATGGATAAAGAAAAAATATTACAAAAGATTCAAACAATAAAAGACACAGTTAAAGGTAAATTACCTAACATTTATTTATTACATGGTGATTTCACAGATTCTGAGATAAATGAATTATATAACCACAATAAAGTTAAAGCTATGGTTAGTTTAACTAAAGGTGAAGGATTTGGAAGACCATTATTAGAATTTACACAAACTAAAAAACCTATTATCACCACAGGGTGGTCAGGACATACAGATTTCTTAAAACCTGATATGAGTCTTTTATTACCGGGCACTTTAAATGATGTTCATCCTAGTGCTCAAAATAAATGGTTAATTCAAGGTTCAAAATGGTTTGATGTTGACACAATGTCATTAGGAAGAGTATTAAAAGATACTCATAAAAAATATAAAGAATTACTTCCAAATGCAAGACGCCAAGCTACACATTCAAAAGATAATTTTAGTTTTACTAAAATGGTAGAAAAATTAAATATTATTTTAAATGAAAATGTTCCTAAATTCCCAAAACAAACAGAATTAAAATTACCAAAATTAAAAAAGGTAGGAGAAAATAAAACAGAACTACCAAAACTTAAACTACCAAAATTAAAGAAAATATGAAAAGTGATAAATTAGTTATATGTGATCTTTGTGGGTCTGATGCTTGTTATAATTTTGAAATAAATGACAAAATTCAAAATTGGAGTTGTTTAGGTTGTGGTTTTCAAACAAACACATTAATGAAAAAAGATGAACCATTCTTTGAAGAAAATCTAAAAGCAATGCCAGAACTACATAAAGAAATAATTCAAGAGGGTAAGGATGGAAAGATGTGGTTTCCACAAACTATTAATGTTGAAGATTTAGGGATGGTTTTTGCTGATGGTACAAGTTCAAAAAATTGGAAGTGGTCTGCAGTTAAAGTAAAAAAGTTCTCTATGGAAAATAAAGAGGAATTTAAAGTGATAGGACAAGAAGATAAATATTATCCTCATAAAACAGATATGAGTACTAAAAAACAATTTGAACCTGGTGATTTCATGAGTGCTATATTCCATCTTGATTTACTTCCTGATTTGAGAGATTAACACTATTACCTACGTATCATATTTATAAACATGATACCTAATGTTTTTCATTTTATATTTGGTTTGAATAAAGATTTTGGTGGTAAACCTTTTAACTTATCTCATTATTTAGCTATCAAATCAGCTATACAAGTAAATAAACCTGATAAGGTATATTTTTATTACAAGTATCTACCACAAACTAAATGGTTTAAAAAAATTCAAGATCAAATTGAATTAATTAAAATAGACCCACCAAATCATATCTTTAATAACCCATTATATCATGTAGCCCATCAAGCTGATATAATTAGATTAGAAATACTAAAAGAAAAAGGTGGTATTTATATGGATATCGATACTATATGTGTTAAACCTTTTACGCCTATACTAAATAATGAATTCATCATAGGGGAACAATTATCTGAAGATGGAAATAATATTTATGGTTTATGTAACGCTGTTATATTATCAACACCAAATAATTCCTTTATAAATACATGGTTTAATTCTTATAAACATTTTAGAGCAAAACCTAAAACTCAGGATATTAATTCTAGTGGTGGTGAAAACTATCACTATTGGGATGAACATTCTGTATCTGTACCTAGATTTTTATCAAACCAATTCCCAGAAAAGATATATATTGAAAATCACAAAAGTTTTCATTATCCAATTTGGGATAATAAAGGTATTAAAATGTTATTTAAAGAAGATCATGATTTTAATGAAGCTTATTGCCATCATTTATGGGAATCTACTTCTTGGAAATATTTAAATAATTTAACCGTGAAAGATATTAAAACAATAAATACTACTTACAATAAAATAGCAAGACGTTTTTTATGATACCTAAAATAATTCATCAAATTTGGTTCTCCCCTGATGGAAAATACCCCCAAAAATATGACTTTTGCCAAGAATCATGGTCTAAAGTAAACCCAAACTATCAATATATTTTATGGGATGAAAAAAGTTCCCAACATCTTATTGAAAAAGAATTCCCAGATTTTATAAACACTTACAACCAAGTAAAGGATGTGATGGTGAAAACAGATTTGTTAAGAATTTTAATAGGTTATCATTATGGTGGGGTATATGCTGATTTAGATGTTGAATGTTTGAGACCTATAGATGAATGGGTTTTAGATTTAGATAAAATTAATATACCTTTAGAACCAAAAGAACATAATCCTTTTATGTTAGGGTGTGCTACATTTTGTTTAAAAGAAAAAAATGAAAAATTATTAAAATTATTAGAGTTTGGATTAGAAAAATTCGAAATTGAAAAGCAATGGAAAATAGGATATAATATGGAAGCTTTTGGTCCAAAAAATTGGACCCAATTTCAAATGAAACATCCTGAATATTATAATATAATAGATACTAAATTAATGTTTCCTATTCCTGATACTAGTATATCATCTAAATTAGATGAACTTTATAAAGACACTATTAAAAATAAAAATTTTGAAGACGCTTATTGTGTTCATTATTGGGATCATTTACATTGGCCCAGACCTAGTATATTAGATAAGTATTATAATGACTTAAAACCATGATTTTTAACATAATAGCTACTTTTAGAAATAATGAAAGTTATTTGTCAAATTTTCTCCTTCCTTTATTAAAAACTTTAGAAAAAGATTATAATTTTTATTATTATTTTTATGAAAATGATTCTGAAGATAATACTAGAAGTCTTCTTAAGAATTTTATGAAAGGTAAAAATGGTGAATTTAAATATGAAGATTTTAATTCTAAAAAACATCCAAGAAATTTAGATCCAACCCGAGTACAAAATATAGTTAACGCTCGAAACCAATATTTAAATTTAAGACCTTATAAAGGAGAATGGTCAATAATGATAGACTCTGATGTTACTTTTTCTTTAAGTATTATAGATCAATTTTTAAAAATAAAAAAGCCAAAAGATTTAGTAGCATTAGGATGTAATGGTAAAGATTCAAATAAATGTAAAACTAATCCCAATGATAATCATTTTTATGACACTTTAGGTTTAATAGATAAAAAGAATTTTTTAGGTTTAGATTTTTTATGGAAATATGGATTCCAGTCTTGTCCCTTTGAAGATGAAGATGATAAAAACAAATGGTTTAATGGAGAATTAGTTAAAGTAAATAGTGGATACGGTGGGGTTTGTTTTTTTAAAACTGAAATTCTAAACAAACCTGAATTAAAATATGAATTAAAAACAATAAAAAAAGGAATATATGCCCCTGATAAAATATTAGCATGTGAACATTGGGATTTTTCTGAAAAACTTAGAAAATTTGGTAATATTTATATGTGTCCTACTATAATTGTTAGAAATACTGAATAAAAATGATACCAAAAATAATATATAAAACTGGTCCTTTTAAAGAAGAAAATCTCCCTAAAAGTGTCAAAAAATTATTTAAGCGTACCCTTCAAACCAACCCAGAATATAAAATAGAGTATTATGATGATAGTAGGTGTAGAGAATTTTTATCATTAAATTACCCTCCTGAGGTTTTAGAATCTTATGATAATATAATTCCTGGAGCTTATAAAGCTGATTTATTTAGATATTGTATTTTATATAAAAAAGGAGGAATATACACTGATTTACCTTTACATTTTTTAATACCTATTTCTTCATTAATAGATCATGAAAAAAATGACCTTGTGTTAGTTGATGATATGGCCCACCCTACAATCCCAAATCCTGGGATCCAAATATCATTTATGGCAGCAATACCTAACCACCCAGTTTATAAAAAGGCTATTGAAATGGCTGTAGAAACTATTAAAAATAAAGAATATGGAGTTGATCAATTAGATGTGATGGGGCCTAAATCTTTTAGAAGAGTTGTAAATATTACTAATACTAAATATAGGGTAGATCTTATACAACATGATAATGATTATCTAAAATTTAAAACTAATAATGAATTAGCAATCAAAACCAGGATTTCACAATTAGCTGATGATTGTTTTATGTTTTATAAGTATAAAGCAGAGAAAAATAATATAAAACTTCCACATAATTTTAATTATATGTTAGTCCCAAATAAGATTCCTACAACTCTTGAAGAACTAGAACATTACCATTATTCAACATTATGGAAAATGAAAAAAATATATAAAACTGAACTATGATACCTAAAAATATATACCAAACACAAAAATCCCAAGATTTTATTAATAGTAGATATAGATTAAAAGAAGGACAAGACTCATGGAAAAAACATGAAGCTAAAGGGTTTAATTACCATTTTTATAATGATCAAGAGTGTGATTCTTTTATAAAAGAACATTTTAATGATATATATGATGCATACCAAAAGCTCCCAATCCCAGTAATGAAAGCTGATTTATGGAGATATTGTGTTGTATATCATTATGGAGGAATTTATGCTGATGCTGATACTTATTGCAATATTAGAGATTTAAATAAAATTTTTATAAAAGATAAACAATTTGTAGGGACAATAGAAGATAATCTTATTACTTTTTGCAATTGGATTTTTGCCACTCCTGCTAAATCCCCATTTCTTAAAGAAGTAATTGACCTTTCAGTACAAAGGATAAGAAGTTGTGATAATTTCCAAGTAGAACATATAACACATTATTTAACAGGTCCAGCTGTATTTTCAACAGCAATAGAACAATTCTTATCTTCATTAAATAAACCAATCCACAGAAATAGAATATTTTTTCGTGAAAAAATGACTGAAGTTATTGACTATTTAAGTTTAAATAATAGTGATATGATAATTTATGAACCTATAGATTTTCACAAAAATAAAATTCAACATCTTTTTAGTGGACAGTGGATTGGAGGGTGGATTGATGATGTTCATGAATTAACAGGAATTGAACATATAAAAACAAACATAGACGAGCAAGGGAACTGGATGGGTGATATTGCATATAAAAACAAATATAAATGAACAAAGAAAATCAAAATATAACCCCAAACAGTGAATTTTACATGGGAACTTTTAAACATGCAGCTCCATTAGGAAGTTTCTGTTTTTCATCAGCTATACTGTGGGATCGTAAAATAAGGAAAGAGGCATTACCTTTTGATTGGTTATTTACAAACCCTTTAGAGGTAGCTCATATTCTTGAAACAGATTTCAAACACTATCTAGACAAAACTCAGTATATTGATATAGCTGATATAGCCCCAGAACATGGAGGTAGACAAGCAGGTCATAAAATGTATCATGAAAATTTCTTCAACCATAAAAATCCTAGAACAGATGAAGATTATCAATATAGTATAAGATGTGTTGAGAGATTTAGAAAATTTCTTCAATACCCCGAAAAAAAACTATTTATAGTATCTTATAGATCTGGTATTAATACTCATACAAATAAATTTGAAAATGTGGGTTTAAATAAAACCCAAGTTCAACAAGAATTAATGGTTTTAGATAAAGTGTTACAATCCAAAACCCAAAATTATTCAATTTTTTGCCATGTTAATTATAAAAGCCAATTTAATTACCCAAGTAGTTCATTATTTAAGTTATCTAATCATATTATTTTACATGAATACTATAGTACCCAAATAAATGGAGGGTTAGGTTATGATAATCCTTTAGATAAACTTACTTTTGATAATCTTTTTGACTCAATAGCAGAATTTAAATGAAAAATTTAGTATTCTCCTCAGTAGGAGACAACACAGGCTTTGATAATATATGGTTAGGCCCAAAACGTAATTATGATGTATGGGTTATATATTATGGAGACAATGATGAAAATTATGAAAACTATAAATCAAAAGTAGATTATATAGAAAAAAGAAAAGGTGACAAATGGCAAAATTTTCACCATGTATATAATACTCATTATGACAAAATTCAAGAATATGATAGAATATTTTTTCCTGATGATGATATTATAATAACAACTGGAGATATAAAAAGGATGTTTCAATTATCCTTAGAATGTGATTTATGGATATGTCAACCTTCATTTGCTAAAGGAAGTGAAATAGGATGGGACATAAATAAAACTACTCCAGGCCGTTTTTTAACATATACAAATTTTGTAGAAAATAATAGCTGTTTAATGACTAGGGATGCTATAAATAACTTTATGAAAGTATACAGTCCTAAATTATTAAGTTGGGGGGTAGACTTCATTTATATGATAACTAATAATCATGAAGAACCTAATAATCATAAAAGGTTTGCTATTATAGATAAAATCCAATGTATAAATCCACCAGCATTTTTAAAATCAATAGAAAAAATAACCACCCCAACAGTTAGGGAGTATCATCTTAAATACTCAAAATTTTCTAAAAAATATTGGGACAATTCTGATAAATCTGGTTCTAACAATCAATCCCGTGAATTTTCAAAACTAAAGAGATATAATAATAGAATGCAATTATTCATAGCCTTTTGCATAACAAACCCAGAAATAAAAATGTTTAAACCTAAAGTTAAATGGTTTGTTGATGATAAAATCCAACAAGTAAATTACGCTAAGAGTAATTATTCCCCTTTTGTTGATGTTGAATTTAATAAAAGTATAAAATTTAAAAAATCTGATTTACCAAAAACTGCATTTTTATTCTTAACAAGAAATAACTTAAAGCAACCAAAATTATGGTATGATTATTTAACAGATGGAGCTGATAAATGTAATATATATGCTCATACCAAAGAAAGAGATAAATTAAACCAACAATTCCTAATAGATGCCCAAATCCCAGAACATATACATACTGAATGGGCTAATAATAATTTATTAACAGCTACTAATTTATTAATAAAAAATGCCTTAAAAGATCCAACAAATAAATATTTTATTTTAGTATCTGAAAGTTGTATCCCATCTCAATCATTTGATTTGACTTATAATATACTTCATAATAAAACAAAAAGATCATACCTATATACACAAATAACCCCTAAAATATCAGACATAGACACTAATAATAGACAAAGAAATTACGCATTCCAAAGTATAACAAACCCTGAAAAATTAAACATTACTTGGGAAAATATAACAAGAAACTCCCAATGGATGATTTTAACTAGAGAACATGCTGAAATAATAGTGAAATATGATCATGTAGATATGTGGAAAGATTTTAATGTAGCTGATGAATGGTATCATTATAATGTTATAAGACATTATGATCCTCAATATGCGTCTAATATTATAACTAATAAAAAATCAACTTTATTTGCATATTTTTCATTAGCAATACCAAATAAATTTCTAAAAAAGAAAAGACCCACACCTTCAATGATGGCAGTAAACCCAAATGCGCATCCAGATGAATATGATAATTTAGAATTAATTTTACATTTAAAAAAGGAATACCAACCATATTTTATAAGAAAAATACCTTCTAGTTTAGAAATAAATTATGAAGATATAAAATAATAAACTAAAATTAAAAACTAGTTTGTCTTTATTAAATAATTTTCATATATTCATATTATATGAAAATAAGTTACGCAATCACAGTCTGTAATGAATTAAATGAAATTCAAAGGCTAATAGGCTTTTTACTAGAAAATAAACACCAAGAGGATGAAATAGTAATACTATTTGATTCTACTAATGGTTCCCCCAAAGTTGAAGAATTCCTTAGAGCTAAATCAACAAATGGAGAATTTAATTGGTTCCCTTATCCATTTAAGGGACATTTCTCTGATATGAAAAATTTCTTAACTGGTATGTGTAGTGGGGATTATATATACCAAATTGATGCTGATGAACTTCCAACCAAATTTATATTAAATAATATATCTAGTATATTAAAAATGAATGAACAAATAGATGTTCTTTTAGTTCCACGAATAAATACTGTAGAAGGTCTTACCCAAGAACATATTCATAAATGGGGTTGGAGAGTTAATAATAAAGGATGGGTTAATTTTCCTGATTACCAATGGAGAATTTATAGAAATAATGATAAAATAAAATGGAAAAATAAAGTGCATGAGATATTAGAAGGTTATGAAGTTATGTCTCAATTACCACCTGAGAATGAATATTGTTTACTTCATGATAAAACAATAGAAAAACAAGAAAAACAAAATGATTTTTATAATAAACTATGAAAAAAAACATACCATTATTTAAAGTAAAAATGAATCCTACTGCTAAGGAAGAAGTTGGTAAAGTATTAGATTCTGGTTTTATAGGGCAAGGACCTAAAGTTGATGAATTTGAAAAATTATTAATCCCTCGATTTAATAACCCTTACACTGTAACAGTTAATTCAGCTACATCAGCAGAACATTTAGCATTACATTTATTAAAAAAACCAAAACCATTTGATGGAACAACATCATATAATTCTAATTGGCCTGGAATACAAGATGGGGATGAGGTTTTAGCAACACCTTTAACATGCACGGCAACTAACTTTCCAATTCTAGCTAACAATATGAAGATCAAATGGGTTGATGTTGATAAGAGAACACTCAATATGGATCTTGATGATCTCGCGAGAAAGATTACAACTAAAACAAAAGTTATCTTTGTTGTACATTGGGGTGGATATCCTATTGACTTAGACAAACTCAAAGAGATACAGAATAAAGCATTTAGACATTTTGGATTTAAACCTGCAATCATAGAAGATTGTGCTCATGCATTTGGGAGTAAATTTAATGGTAAGCCAATAGGCAGTCATGGAAACATATGTACTTTTAGCTTTCAAGCTATAAAACATATGACAACAGCTGATGGAGGTGCTTTAGTATTACCACATGAAGAGCTTAACAGACGAGCTAGACTTTTAAGATGGTATGGTATTGATAGAGACTCAGATAGAAAGGATTTTAGATGTGAGGTAGATATACCAGAGTGGGGATTCAAATTTCACATGAATGATGTTAATGCTACAATCGGGATTGAAAATTTAAAGATTGTTGATGAAGAGGTGGTTAAAAAACACAAAGACAACGCTGCCTATTATGATGAAGAATTAGGGCAGATTGATCGAACTTTTAAATCATTAATATGTCTTCCTAGTAGAGATTCAAGAATGGAATCATCATTCTGGATTTATTCAATACTTGTCGATCGTAAAGATGACTTTATGAAGTATATGAAAAAGTGTGGAATAGCAGTTAGTCAGGTTCATGAAAGAAATGATATTCATTCCTGTGTTAAAGAGTTTAAAACACAACTACCATCATTAGATTGGGTAAAAGACCATTTGGTAAATATCCCAGTTGGATGGTGGGTAACAAAAGAAGATAGAGAATATATTGTTGAATGTATAAAAAAAGGATGGTAATGAGTGTAGATTTAGAATCATCAGTTAAAAATCAAGGAAAATGGGTAACTAAAATTATTCATTTTATTGAAGGTGAAAAACGAACAATTGAAGGAGTAAATACTCATACAATTAGACAAGGCCAATTCACTAAATTTCATTTAAAGGATGGTAGTTATTTAATGGTTAATGATAAGAATGTATTAATGATAGAAGTATTTAAAGAAGAATAATTATGTATCAAAAACCTAATCATATCTATTCTTCATATTCACAAAATAATATAGGAGAAACAATTTACAATGTTGTTAGAGAACTAAAACCAAAAAAAATAATTGATTTTGGTTTATTATATGGTTATTCTACAGTATGCCTAGCTCAGGGAGTTAGAGATAATGGGTTTGGAGAAATTATAGGATATGATTTATTTGAAGATTACCAATATAAAAATTCAATAAAAGATATAGTAGAATATAATTTACAATATTATAACTTGAATGAATATGTAACTTTAATTAAAAAGGATTTTAATAAATGGTTAGAAGAAATGGAAGATTTTGATTTGTTACATTTAGATATTTCTAATAATGGAGATATTATAAATAAAATTTATAAAAAATATCCTACTAAAAAAATACTATTTGAAGGGGGGGTTAAAGAAAGAGACAATATAGAATGGATGAAAATTTACAATAACAAAAAAATAAATTCCATTAAATCCAAGACTAAATATAAAATATTAAATGATAATTTCCCAGGAATCTCAGGAATAAACATAAACTTATGAAGATAAACTATGTTATAGCTACATATAATGGTGTAAATAAGAGAAAACACACAAACCCATTTCCAAAAGATACATTAATTTTCCATTTAAATAAATTAAAAGAATTAGAAAGTAGTGTATCCCAAATAACTATAATGAAACCAAAATCAGAAGAGTTATTTAAAGGTTATTATGACTTTGATAAAAATACCACCATCCCAATTGAAATCATAGAATGTGAAAATTATGGATACTCAGGGGGACAGTTTTTAAAAGCCTATGAAAAATACCAAGACAAATTTGATTATTATATTTTTATAGAGGATGATTATTGTGCTGGGATGGATCTATTTGATAGAATTTTAATCCATTGCTATCAATATAAATTTAAAGATAATATAGGAATATTATGTTCCTTAGTTCAAGGATCAAAAAACTATAGTAATAGAGGGTATCCTATTCATTGGGAAGGGGTAGCTTTCATGAGCTCTATTACTTTGAATAAATTATATTCCAACCCCCAATGGGAGGGGAACCCAAGAAAATGGTTAAATAAAATAGATAATTTGGTTGACCCTAATTTTAATTGGCAATCTCAAAAAAATAGTTATATGGGGGGATATTATCAATTAACTTTTTCACATTTATTTACTTTGTCTGATATAGAACATAAGGATTATTTAGACGTAGAGTATGATAATTATGACTTACAATTCCCATATTGGAGTGATCAAAACAACCAAATTGGAGGGAGAATCAATTTCTTCAACCGTGGTGATACAGTTAGGGATAATTATAACTTAAAGGATATTAAACATTCTCTTTTCATGCCTATACAACTCTCCACAGAAGAGGGTATATATACTAATAGTAATATTCAAAAACTTAATGATATTCCAAAGGTTGTGTTTTTAATAGGAATGCATAGAAGTGGTACATCTTTACTATCTAATTGTTTGATTGAAAATGGTTTTAAAATAGGAATAAATAAAAATCAAGATAAAAATTGGCAAAATCCAAATGGATACTTTGAGAATAATTCTTTCCATGATTTTCATAATGAATTATTAGATTTTAATAACTGTTCTTGGGATAGTCTTAAACTTATTAAGATGAAATACACAGAGGATCATGTTAAAAGATATAGACAATTAATCAAAAGTGAATTTTTAAACAATAAAAAAATGCTTATTAAAGATCCAAGATTAACTTTTTTTCAACCCTTCCTTAAAGCTGTCTGTGAGGGTTTATATGAGTATTATTTTATTTTTTGTACTAGAGATAAAGAAGAATGTACAGTATCATTATCAAAAGCTCAAAATTTAAATAAATCCCACTCAGATAGTATCTATAATATTACTCATAAATATATTTCACCTGAATGTTTAATTGTAAATCATAAAGATTTAATCAGTAGTAATAATAAAATCCTCACTGAAATTTTATCTTTTATAAAATGTAATAATATTAGGGACACTTCATCTATAGTGGATTTAAGCCTATACCGAAATAAACAATCATCAACACCTCCCCCTCATTTCTTAAGATTATATGATAATAATATACATGACCTAGGCCCTACTAAAAATCTAGGTTGGCATAAGTCTAACCCAATGCTAATCCCAGATGAATATATCCAAAAAGAGGAATTTATGATAATGAGATTATGTAATGGGTTAGGAGATTGGGGGATAATCTCATCATTCCCTAGATTACTTAAAGAAAAATACCCTAATTGTAAAGTATACCTTCCTAGTGAAAAAATGATTAAAACTCTATTTGGAGAAAGTGAAAGTTGGAAACATTGGCCCAACCCTGAAAAAAATGTTCAAAGAATCTTTCAAAATAACCCTTATGTAGATGATTTTGTGGATAATATAAAAGGGGAAGTATTTCATGACCATTATAGAATTTATGAAGATGAATATACTTCTTTAATTAAACAGATGTTACTTTTTTGGGGTTTTAAGGAAGAAGAATGTATTAATTATGAACCTGAGATATATTTTAGTAAGGAAGAAATAAAAGAAGGTGATAAGATTATTAAAAAATATTTTGGAAATAAAGAATTTGGGGGGTTTATATGTTCTAATAGCCAACTTAAAAAAGGAGAATTTTGGGGGGATTATAGAGATGATAGTATTATAACAGAATTAAAAAGGTTTCCTTTGGAATATGTTTATTACGGGGGAGTTGATATTAAAGATACACCCTTTTCAAAATATGTAAAAGTTAATTTAGATTTTAATAAAATAAACACTCCTCTCAGAATTCAATTATATATTAGATCAAAAGCTAAAATAAATATAGGATATCAAAGTTCTATATTTGAATTAATATGTAGATATTCTAAAATAATTTGTACTGAAATGGATGGAGGAAAAAGGGAGAATATGTTTAATAGAATAAAATATATATAAAAACAAATCAAAACAACCTATGAAAATATCAATAATACAACCAAGTAGAAACAATCTTAAATACCTTAAATGGTCATATAATTCAATTCGTAAAAATCAAGGTAATCATGAAGTAGAAATTTGTGTAGCTGATGATTTCAGTGATAAGGATAACACTTGGGAATGGTGCAAGGAAATGATGGAAAAAGATCCATTATTTAAAGCAATTAGAAATGAAGGACCAACCCGTTTAGGTCATACAATTTTATATGATACTCTGGTGAATGAAGTGGCTACAAACGATATTTGCATGATCTACCATGCTGATATGTACTTATGTCCTGATGCGTTGAATTTCATTGAAAAATATTTAAAAGCAAAAACAATAGTATCTCTTACCAGAATTGAACCACCACTACACCCCCCAGGACCAGAAAAAATATTATTTGACTGTGGTATTGAGCCTGAAGAGTTTAGTGAAGAAACTTTAATATCTCATTTACAAATGACAAGTTTAGATAGACTAGATAAAACTACTGAAGGAATATTTGCACCTTGGGCTTTTTATAAAAAAGATTTTCAAGAAATAGGAGGACATGATCCTATATTTGCTCCCCAATCTAAAGAAGACACAGATATATTCAATCGTTTTCAATTAAATGGAATTAAATTTATCCAAACTTGGGAAGGGTGTGTTTATCATATGACTTGTAGAGGATCAAGATTTGCAGATGGAGCTAAAAGAAATCCAAATGGTGAGGTGTTTATGAAAAATAGAGAAACTGATGAATGGTTAAAACAAAATATAAAATCAACAAGAGAATTTTTACGTAAATGGGGTCATTTTTGTAAACATGATGCTTTGATGAAGCCCACCATCCCTCCTAAATATGATGTGGGTTTTGTAATTAAAAACACCACACCCCAATTATTAGAGAATTTAGAACCTTGGTGTTCAACAGTTTACACAGATGGAGATTGGATAGGTTATAAAACAAAAGAACAACCTAACTCATCCTTTAATTTAGATGACAAAGTAAGAATATTAGAATCCACCAAATCTAATGAAGTTATAGTTGAAATTGATGGAACTACCTTTACTAATCAAGATTATAATATAATACAACAATTATCAGAAATCTTACAGGATAATGGAGAAGTTGGAGAATTTGAGTTAGGCAATCTAAAAATTCTAATAAATAATTTAACAACATACGAAAAAGATTTAATATTATGTTAAGAATGAAAAAATATAAATACTTCCATATTCTGGATCAAGAGGAAGAAGCTATTGGAATTGTGAAAGCTAAAAATGAAAAACAAGCATATGTAAAAGCTTCAAAAAAGAAACAACTTCCTATAGCAGATTTTATAAATATATTTGGGGTTAAAGAAATTGAAGAATGAATGAAAGTTTAAAAAAATCATTACTTAAAATTGGGGGCCAACATCTACAAATTAAAGAAAACCCTAAATCTATTGAGAAAAAACGAAAAAAAACTTTTGTTGAAATTATAAATAGTATAAAAATGTTACATCAAAGAGCAGATGATTTACATAGAGAATTTGGTATTGATACAACATTGTATGAAGATAATCATTATAAAGTAATAGAATGTTTAATAATTGAACAGTATGGTTATGTGGCCGCTGAGGCAATATTTTGGTGGGTTTATGATGCTATTGATCCTATGAAAGAGGATTACCATATTGAAGAAGAAATTAGTGGTAAAAAACATATAGTAAGAACTACAACCCAATTATATAATACTTTAAAAAAATTAAAACTTTTTAAAAAAGAATAAAAATAATAATATGTATACAACAATTGATGAAATTGAAATAATGAATTGTATTAAATGCAATAAAATAATCCCTCCAAAAAGGCTAGAAATACTACCAGGTACTAAAACTTGTGTTAATTGTTCAACAGCTTCACCCAAAAGAGGAGTTCCAATCATGAGGGGTTCTGGTGATCATACTTGGGTTGATTTAGAGATAATGACTCAAGATCAGTTTGAGAAATTTGAAAAACTAGATAAGGAATCAAAAAAGAAAAAATAAATGCCCGCTGCTAAACCCATAAGTAAAGAAATGTGTTTAGCTGCTATGAATAAAACAAAATCAGTAAAAGCAGCAGCTAGATATTTAAATTGTTCCTACCATCATCTTAAAAGGTATATGAAATTATACAAGGATGAAGAAACAGGACAAACTTTATTTGATAAACATAAAAACCAATCAGGAAAAGGTATACCTAAATTTTTATCATCAAAAGGCAAAGAACCTGCTTTATTAGATATAATAGAAGGTAGAGTTGATGCATCTTCATTTTCCCCTGAAAAAATAAAATATAAATTAATTTCAGAAGGATATTTAGAGGAAGAATGTAGTGAATGTGGTTTTAAAGAAAGAAGGGTAACAGATTATAAAGTTCCCCTTATATTAAACTTTAAAGACAAAAATAAAAAAAACTATAATAAGGAAAATATTCATTTTTTATGTTATAATTGTTATTTTCTTCATATTGATAATGTATTTACTGAAAAAGATATTCAACAGTTAGAAGACCATGTTCCATTAAATAATACAACAGAAGCTATTAATTTTGAATTAGATGATTATCATATGCAACGTTTAAAAGAATTAGGATTAGATGGTGATAAAATAGATGATGATGATCCTTATAATCTTGTAAGTTATAAATAAGACCAAATTTGGCTTTTATTTATTTTTTAATTATATTTATAACTGATGAGTAAGAAAAGAAAAATACCTCTTCTTAAGAAAAAAAAGCATGATAAAATTGTTAAAGATTTTGATAAAACAAAACAAAATCACCTAGAAAAATTAGCAACTAAAATGCTTAAAAAAGATGAAGTTTTTCAAAAATTGAAAGAGAAGAAGATTAATAATAAATTTTTAGATCTATTTTAGTTATGCCTAGAGAATTTGAAGTTAAAAATGCTGAAGAATTTGAAACAATGCTTAAAAATGGAGATTTCAGAATCTCAGAAGCTTTAGTCTCAACAATATTAAAAAATCTTAAAGGAAAAAAAAGACATCACCATGCTTTAAGTATAATATCTTTAGATGAGGATGCTATATATGATGTTACAATTGATAGAAATGATTTCTGTCATACTTTAACAGAAAGTTTAAATAGGTATGAGGAGGAAGAAAAATATGAAGATTGTGTTAAAATAAAAGAAGCAATAGCTTATTTAAAAAATAAAAATGCTAAGTAAAGGATTTAAAGAAATTCTAAATGATTTTTCTAATGATGATCTTATATTTTTAATAAAATCAGACCCCTATTTTATTACAGATTTTTGTTATATGTTATCTTTAGAAATCCAATTAGATAAAGAAGCAAAAAAATAATTATTTCAACCCTAACTTATAATATTTATATAAAAAATACCCATGAGTCTATTAAACAAAATAAAAAATGATTTTAAAGTTGATAAGAAAGAAATTACATTATCAAGTTATTTAAAGCAATGTTCAACAGACCCTACTTTATATTCTTCTCCCTCTGAAAGAATTTTAAAAGCAATTGGAGAACCAAAAATAATAGATACTAAAAACGATCCAAGACTTAGTAGAATACATGGTAATAAAAAAATTAAAGTATACCCATCATTTAAAGATTTTTATGGGATGGAAGGTACAATTGATAATATTGTTTCATTCTTTAAACATGCTGCTCAAGGATTAGAAGAATCTAAGCAAATATTATACTTAATGGGACCTGTAGGTTCAGCTAAATCATCACTTGCTGAATGTTTAAAAAAATTAATTCAAGAAGAACCAATCTATGTTTTAAAATGTGGGGATGAAATTTCCCCAGTTCTAGAATCACCATTAGGATTATTTTGTGATCATAAAAATGAATTAGAAGAAGAATATGGAATTTCTTCAAGGTATGTTCCTAACTGTATGTCACCATGGGCGGTTAAAAGATTAAAAGAAGTAAATGGGGATATAACAAAATTTAAAGTAGTAACTTTACACCCATCAATATTAGACCAAAAAGGTGTTTCCAAAACAGAACCAGGAGATGAAAATAATCAAGATATTTCAACCCTAGTAGGTAAAGTAGATATTAGAAAATTAGGAGACCACTCACAAAGTGATTCAGATGCTTATTCATATTCAGGAGGTTTATGTTTAGGAAATCAAGGAATAATGGAATTTGTTGAGATGTTTAAGGCACCAATTAAAGTATTACATCCATTATTAACTGCAACTCAAGAAAAAAATTATAAGGGCACTGAACCAATTGGTGCCATTCCTTTTAATGGTATTATACTAGCTCACTCAAATGAAAGTGAATGGGAGAAATTTTCAAATGATAAGAAAAATGAAGCATTTTTAGATAGGGTTTATATGATTAGAGTACCATATTGTCTAAAAGTAGATGAAGAAATTAAGATATATGAAAAATTAATTAATGGTAGCTCATTATCAAAAGCACCATGCTCACCAAAAACACTAGATATACTATCTCAATTCACAGTAATGAGTCGTTTGGTAGAACCTCAGAATAGTAAATTAGTTTCTAAAATGAGAGTATACAATGGAGAAAATTTAAAAGAATTAGATCCAAATGCAAAATCAATTTTCGAATATAGGGAAACTGCAGGTGTAACTGAAGGGATGGAAGGAATTTCAACACGGTTTGCCTTTAAAATATTATCTAAAGTATTTAATTATGATCAAACAGAAATAGCAGCAAACCCAGTTCATTTATTATATATTTTAGAACAAGAAATTATAAGACAACAGTTCCCAAAAGACAAAGAAGAAAAATATTTAGATATTATCAAATCTGTATTAGCAGTTAAGTATGCTGAGTTTATTGGAGATGAAATACAAAAAGCATATATTGATTCATACCATGAATATGGTCAAAATATATTTGATAAATACGTTTTACATGCTGATTGTTGGATGAATGATACTGATTTTAGAGACCCAGATACTGGTGAAATTTATGATAGACAAGCATTGAATGAAGAATTAGAAAAAATTGAAAAATCAGCAGGAATAGCCAATCCTAAAGACTTTAGAAATGAAGTAGTAAATTTCTTTTTAAGACATAAAGCTAATAATAATGGTGAAGCACCTAAATGGACATCATATAAGAAAATTAAAAGTGTAATAGAAAAAAGATTATTTTCAAATACTGAAGAATTACTTCCTGTAATTTCATTTGGTACCAAATCAAGTAAAGAAGATAATAAAAAACATCAAGATTTTGTAAAAAGAATGAAAGAAAGAGGCTATACTAAGAAGCAAGTAGAACTTGTAATTAGTTGGTGGTTAAGACATCGTTCTCGTCAATAATTCTTATTATTGAATTACATAAGATATGGGTCATATAGTTGATAGAAGGAAAAATTTTAAAGGAAAATCCACTGGGAATAAGAGAAAATTTATAAAAAGGGTTGAGGATAAAATAAGAAAAGCTCTACCTAGAACAATCTCTAAGGGTAGTATTGAAGATATGGCCACTGGAAGTGGTAAAGTAAAGGTTCCAATTAAAGGTATAAAAGAACCCAAATTCAGATATGACAATAGTACAGGAGATAAGAAATATATTAGTCCTGGAAATGATCAATTCCAAAAAGGAGATAAAGTAAAAAAACCACAACAAAATGGAGGTAGTGGTGGAGATGGAAGACAAGGAAGTAATGAGGGCTTGGGTGAAGATGAGTTCTATGTTGAATTAGATAGAGAGGAATTTCTAAAATATTTCTTTGAAGATTTAGAACTACCAGATTTATTACAAAAAGAAGTTGAAGAACTAGTTGAAGAAAAATTAAAAAGAAAAGGTCATACTAAGGACTCAACCCCATCAAGGCTTAATATCCCAACATCAATTAAGAATTCACTAGCTAGAAAAATAGGTATAAAATCCATTTATGCTAAAAAAATAAAAGAATTAGAGGAACAAATCCAAAATACAACTGATAAAGATTTAATTTTAGATTTAGAAGAACAAATTAAAAAGTTAAAAATCCAACAAAATTCAATTCCATTCTTAGATGATGTTGATTTAAGGTATAATAATTTTGAAATAGAAGCTGACCCTTCAACAAAAGCAGTAATGTTTTGTGTTATGGATGTATCAGCTTCAATGGGTGAACATGAAAAAACTATAGCTAAAAAATTTTTTATTTTACTATATATGTTTTTACATAAAAAATATGAAAAAATAGAATTAGTATTTATAAGACATCATGTTGAAGCTAAAGAGGTTGATGAAGATGAGTTTTTTAATTCTAGAGAAACTGGAGGTACAATTGTAGCAAATGCTTTAGATTTAACTAGTAGTATAATAAAAGAAAGGTACTCAACCCTAAATTGGAATATATATGTAACACAAGCATCAGATGGTGATGTTTGGGATTACACAGATGCTACCAAATCATGCGAGATAGTTCAACAAGAAATTTTACCAAATGTTAGATATTTTGCTTATTTAGAAATTAGTAGATGGGCAAATCAAAGTAAATTACATTCATATTATCAAAAAATCTCAGACTCAACACCTCATTTTGCTTCTCAAAAAGTAATGAATGAAAGTGAGATTTGGCCTGTATTTCAAAAATTATTTAACAAAAAATCAAAAAATGTCTAAATTAAAATCTAAGGAATATTATAAAGATTTATTTGATAAATCTGAATGGACTTTTGAAGCCTTAGAGGAAGCAGACAAACTGTGCGAGATAATAGCAAAAGAAGAACTAAATATAGACATTTATACTAACCAATATGAAGTAGTCACATCTGAACAATTATTAGATGCAATGTCATTAATAGGTCTGCCAATATCATACCCCCATTGGTCATTTGGTAAAAATTTTTCTCAACAACAATCAGCATATAAGCGAGGACAAATGGGATTAAGTTATGAAATGATTATAAACTCAAACCCTTGCATTTCTTATAATATGGAGGATAATACTACATGCTTGATGTTATTAGTTATTGCTCATGCCGGAATGGGACACAATCATTTTTTCAAAAATAATTATATGTTTAAACAATGGACCAATGCTGATACTATTGTTGCTTATATGAAATTTGCTAGAGATTATATATTAAAATGTGAAGAAATATATGGTCCTGAAACTGTAGAAGAAGTACTAGATGCATGTCATGCCATTCAAGATTATGGGGTTGACAAATATAAAAAACCAACAAAACTCTCCCCAGAAAAAGAAAAAAAAAGATTTTTAGAGGCTTTAGAATTTGAAAGAAAAGATTACAACCCCTTATGGGAAACTATTCCTAATTATAAATCCAAAAAGAAAAAAAGAAGAAAAAGAAATATACATCCTAGCCAACCTGAAGAAAATATTTTATATTTCATTGAAAAACATTCTCCATCATTACCAACATGGAAAAAGGAAATTGTTAGAATTTGTAGAAAAGTGTCTCAATATTTTTATCCACAAGCTCAAACTAAAATGATTAATGAGGGATTCGCTACTTTTTCCCATTATTATATAGTTAATAGTTTATATGATAAAGGATATTTAAGTGAAGGTTTTATGTTAGAGTTTATAAAACATCATACAAGTGTTATAACACAACCTGCATACAACAGTGATTATTACTCAGGTATTAATCCTTATACTATGGGATTTAATATTTTTATGGATATAAAAAGAATGTGTGAAAATCCAACAGAAGAAGATAAAAAATGGTTTCCTGAATTAATAGGTAAAGATTGGAGAAAAGAAATAATATATGCAGCAGCTAATTATAGAGATGATTCATTTGTATCACAATATTTATCTCCTAAGGTAATTAGGGATATGAAATTGTTTGAAGTAACGGACATTGAAAAATCTAAGGAATATAATATATCTTCAATACATGATGAAGAAGGATATAAAAACATTATAGAGACCTTATCAAAACAATACAATAGGGAAAGATACCTACCAGATATTCAAGTTACAGAATTTGATAAAGATGGAGATAGAAGTTTAATTTTAACCCATAATAAAAGAAATAATTTAAGATTAGATGAAATTGAGGCGGATGATGTTGTTTATAATATAGCCCAACTTTGGAACTACCCAGTTTATTTAATTAGTGAAGATGAAGAAGGACGTGTGGATGAAATATCTCATTATGGAATGATGTAATTTTATTTTTTATTTAATATTTATATTATATACATTTATGGCTAGTTTTACATTTAATAATCAATCCACAGGTTCTTCATATGCAGTTTTAGAAATAACTCCTAATTCTGCCCAAATATACCCGTCATCAATCCCAAAATATCTATCAGGATCTTCATTTTCAAGCTTCTCAAATATTTCAAGAGAGATGATTGTTGTAAATGATTACCAGTTAGGTGTAGTTGTTCCTGAAGGTAATTCATCTTTTGACCTTACCCCAGGAATTACAATCCCAATATCTGAATCTTTTATAAGAGGAGCAGGTAATTGTAGTGTAACTTTTGTAGAAGGGGCTACAACTATAAACATAACCCCAGATGAATTAAACCAACATAGAACTTTCCTACCAGAAATAGCAGGAGGTTCAACACCACCACCTGTTTATAATAATCAATTTTCTATGTTATTTGACCCAGGTCCACCACCATATTCTACTCCTTTAACTTTACAAAGATTTTCAACCCCACAAAATGCAGGGTTATCACCAACTAATAATTTTACTATATCAGTTTGGGCTAAACCTTTAATATCAGATCCACCAGATGATGGTACTATAATTGATAATGCAAATACAAGTAATGGATATATCTTAATGCATGATAACTTTGGTACACCTGGTTCTCCACCAGCAGGAAGATGGAATTTTGAAATAAAAAAATTAGGACAAGGTACAGAGCGAATAAGAACTAATATAGCTCCTATAAGTAACACATGGCAAAATGTTCTTGCAGTATTTTCTGATGGTACAGGAAGTATTTATGTTAATGGTGTGAAAAGAGGAAGTGGTAGTTTTGGTTCTAGTACTACAATAGGTGTTAATGGTAGTCAAGATCCACAAATAGGAACTTCTAATACTTTCACAGCAGGAGGTATAGATCCTTACTCAGGTTCATTGCAAAATATGTCACTTTGGAATACAGCATTTACCCAAGATGAAATTAATGAGTTATATAATGGGGGAACACCTAAAGATTTAAACCAACATTCACAAGTAGCAAATGGTATTGCTTGGTGGCAATTTGGAGGAAATGGGGAAAGTGGATCATTTGCTGCTAATTGGACTGAATTAAATTGTTTTGATAATGCTCAGTATATTATGACTTCTGTTAATATGGTTTCAGGAGATAGAGTAACAGACGCTCCATAATTTCAAATTCCTAATTTACATTTTGCTTGGCTTCCCGTTAAATGGATGTTATATTTATGTCATAAATTAAGGTTATGGCATTATTCAAATTTCAAAATTTAAACAAATATGGTAATCTAAGAACTAGAATAGTTCATAATGATTCCTCACAATATTCTTTCAAACCTAGAGGATTAGGTAAGTTTGTGAATATACAAAGATTTTATTATGAAGTAGAGCATGCCTACATGGCACCTTCACTTTATATAGATAGTAATGGTGATAAAAGAGTATTACCAACATTTCAAAAAGTCCACCCATTAACAACATTAAAAGACTTAATTTGGATTAAACCCAAATTAAAAACTAAAAAAAGAACAGAACCTATCGTAGAGACTCATGTTAGTAGTAGCTCAAAAGATGTAGAATATACAACAAAATACTACCCAGATTCAGGTAAAATATATTGTGATTGTCCTGGTACATGGAGAGCAAAAGATAGAAGATGTAAACATATCAAAGCAATGGAATTAAAAGTTAAAAAATAAAAAATGATAGAAATAGTTATAACATTTATGATTGGATTAGCCCTAATAGGAATTTGGGTATACCAAGGAGAAAAAGAAAAATCATGAAAGGCAGATATTATTGTGAAATGGAAAGTCCTATATATAGGCAAATAATAGCTGAAAAACTGATAATAGAGAATAAACAAGCTAAAGGAAATAAACGAGGTAAAAGGAAAAAACAATGAAAAGAGGTAGACCAGTAGAACAACCAGTAGAAATAAAAGAAAAATATACTAGAGTAGTTAAACATTCAGATGGTTCAGTCACAACTTGGTTTTATGATTTATCAAAAACAAAAGATGGACCTATAAAAACAGAAACAAAATATCCTAAAGGGATGTTAGACTGGGAGCAAGTTCAAGAATCTTTACCAAAAACAAAAAGAAAATATGCGCTAGATGATGGTAGAATAGTTGGTTATACTAGAGCTAGAGAATTGGGAATCATTTAATATATTCTTTTCATATTTATAGGTATATGGAAAAATTCCCTCGATATACTTGGAAAGATTGGATAGCTAATCCTAAAAACAAATCATTATATGAAAAAGATATGTTTGAAGGATTACGCCAATTTAAAATAGAATACAGAAAAAGAAATTAATAGATACCATTTAAATGGCAATACATACAGTAGGAGATAGTGGTGGAGGAGAAACAGCACAACCTGATATAACTAAAGGACAAATAACAGCATCTAAAAAAAATGGTTGGCCTTGGAATGTAAAACATCATCACATTGGGGCAGTGTTATGTTTTAATTTTGGGATAAAAAAATTAGATTTAGTAGATATTAGTGAATTTGATCTTAAAAATGGTGATACTTTAATCTGGAGTTTTGGAGAAATAGATTGTAGATGTCATGTTTACAAACATGTAAATGAATCTACAACATATCAAAGTATTATAGATAAAATGATTGATAATTATTTTGAGGCTATTAAATTAAATTTAAATAAATTAAGCATTAAACTTAGGGAAGTTTGTGTGTACAATGTTGTTCCACCTTCCAGAGAAAGTGATTGTCCTGGGATTGATACTCCTTACTTTGGTACTGATGAGGAAAGAAAATTAGCTTATTTATATTTTAATAAAATATTAGATAAAAAATGTAAGGAAAATGGTTATACCTTTATTGACGTTTACAACAAGTATGTTGATGAGGATGGTTTTTTAATAAGAGAACTTAGTGATGGGTGGGTGCATATCAAAGATGGGAAATATCTTCAAGAATTCTTAAATAAACATAATATAACCTAAAGTGTCTTATAAAAAATGGATCTATAAATATAAATTCTTACAAGAAGAGGAAAATGAAACTCAAAAACAGTTTGATGTTTATGTACAACAGTTTGAAGAAGATTTTGTACTAGTTAACACTGATGAATCTAATAATACACCAATTACTGTTGACCCCCTCCCTGAACGTATAGCAAATAATTTATGTAAACCTATATTTAAAAAATTATCAAAAGTATTACACCCTGATAAAGGAGGAGATGATGAAGAATTTAATAAAATATCAAATTATTATAGAAACCAAGATATTATAGGTTTATATATTATTGCTGAAAAATTTAATATTGATATAGAAGATCTAATAACAGATGATATGATTCCATTATTTGAATCTTCATGCCAAGTAATAGAGAATGATATTATAGACAAACAAAAATCCATAGCATGGGATTGGTATAATAATTCAAATGGAAACAAAGAATTAACATTAAAACATTTAAAAGAAAACTACGATATAATACCTAGAACAGATCAAGAAAATAAATAGGGTAACCAATTTTTACCCCCATTGACATTTATGTTTTTCACAAATTGAAGATATGTAGGCCTGTAAGGTTGATATTCAAGTTTTAAATTAGCCTCTTCTAAAGTTTTATTATCTTTTTCTACGTTACAAGATCTACAACAAGTAGCTAAGTTTTTCCAAGTATTTTTTCCACCCTTTGATTTAGGTATAACATGATCTATAGTTAATTTATCACGGTCTCTATCACCACAATATAGGCAATGATATCCATCTCTTTTAAAAATATTTTCTCTATTTAAAGTTACCTTCCTAAATGGAACAGTAATATAATTTAATAGTCTTATAATAGTAGGACGTTTAAAAATCTTAACACTAGTAATAATAGGTTTATCATCATTAGACTCAACAACCTCAGCTTTCCCTAGATAAACTAATTTAAAAGCTCTATTTAATCCTGTAACATTAATAGGGGTGTAATCATTATTTAAAACTAAAATTGATTCCATACAAATAAATATTTGCTTTCTTTTATAAAATATTTGGCTTCTGGAATTAGTTTACTTATATTTAGGCAAATAAAAATAAAAAGTTATGAAATTAAAATCACAAATTACAAACAACCCAGTAACAAAAGCTTGGGAAAATGGATTAAGAGCAATTAAAGAAGGCAGACGTGATGATGCCCGAGATTTTTTTGATATGGGTATAGTAATGATAGCAACTTATGCTGATGAGGGCCATGTAGAAGATGATTACATTATTGAAGGTGTAAGAAAAGGATTATGGCATACTAGATTTTGGAAGGTTGGGTTAGAAAATAATAATTTAATATTAGGATAATAAAAATAAAAGTTATGGATAAAGAAGAAGTATATAAAGAATTACAAAGAGCTATTATGTTAATAGAGGATGGATGTCCTCTTATGGCTAAAGTAATTTTAGAATCATTAGCAAATAAAGTAACATTTTAAATTATGACTATAGATGATAAAAATTTATTAGAAGATGCTTGTAAGTATATTTCTAATTGTGATAGTAGAGAATTATATTTTATTCAAAAAGCAATAGAATATAGAAGAGAAGAATTAAAAGATAAAATGTTTGAAGGTTCAACTAAATTATGAATATAAGTTTATTATATGGTATATTATTCTTTTTATTAGCTCATATAATTGTATTTTTTCAATTAAATGGTCAATTTAAATGGGATTGGTTTAAAGAACATGAATGGGTAATGGCTGTTATAGGGATTCCAATATCTTTCCTTTACTTATGGGGAACAAAATACACAGTAGAGGGTATGGATGGTCTATTATGGCCAACTAGATTTATAGGTTTTGGAATCGGAATGGTAATATATGCTATTCTAGTTAATTATTTTTTCAATGAAGCTTTTAATATTAAAACTATTATATCACTTTTATTAGCTGTTATTTTAATATGTATACAAGTTTTTTGGAAAAATTAAAATATTAATATATTTTTTAATATTTATAACCATAGTTGCATTCTCAATAGTTTTTAATAAAAGTAGTTTTCTAATATTAACTTTTATTAAATAAATGATATGCTACTAGGATTTAACTTCATTGTGACTTTATTAGTCATTTTCCCACCACTATTATATACCTTTATTTTATATTTAACTTCACCACAAGGATCAATACAATTTAAAAACTGTATATATTGTGTTATTGCTGGAATATTATCTATAGGTTTACTTGATTTTCTAAATTTACCATTTTCTCATTGGAATAAATTTTATGTATTCGGTGATGTTTTTGATGTTAATTTTAAAGTAGTTGCTGCTAGGGAAGAACTAGTAAAATATATAATGTTTATAATTATGATAATTAACTTTAGGAAAGAAAAAACATTACATCCTGTAACTTATATGTTATATTTTGGTATGGTAGGGTTGGGTTTTGCATTATTAGAAAATTTTGGGTACTATCAAGAATATGGACCCTTTGTATTAAAATCCAGACCTTTTAATGCCACTTTAATTCATATGAATTGTGGTTTACTATTTGGCTATTGGATTGGATTAAGTAAAATTATCAAATCCCCAAGTAAATCTAATAGTGTAGCTACTTATTTATTAGCAGGAAAACCAAAATTAAAATCAATTTTATATTTTATAGCAGGGTACACTACAGCTGTACTTTACCATGGGATCCATAATTTTAATATAGCAACATCAGGTTTTGCCACTGGTTCAATTATGTTAATTTGGATAGTTTTTGGGTTGATAGTAGTAAAATTATTATATAGAGATTTAATAATAGAATATGAAAAAAATAAAATTGAATAATTTACTAAATTTTAGTTTGGAAATAATATAAAAATATAATATATTTATTATTATGTTTAATCAATTGTATCACCATCAAGGTAATTTATATAAAATTATTAGAAACATTCCTATGACAAATTTTCAAAATCAAGAACAAGTTAAGGAATTTAGGGACCATATAAATTCAAACCATGTTTTAAAAACAAAAACACATTATATGTTTTGTGAAGTGGTTGAAGAAGCTGAAATAATAGAATGAAAAGATTAATATTATTATTTTTAACCTTTATAGGATGTTCTAAGATAGATAGTGAAGGTTTTAAAACCTATAAAATAAAAAAGAATAGACATAGGTCAGGTTATAGATATAAAGCTGACAAAAGAAATCATATAGAATTCCAAGTAATATTTGATGAATCAGCTATTTATACTTCTAAATCAGCACATAATCAAGCTGATGTAAATAAATTATATGGTGTAAGTGATTGTGGTAGAAACCATATGGAATATTCAATTCGCTTTGGATGGAGATATTATGAGGATAAATTACAAATATTATGGTTCAAACATGAAGGGGGATTTTTTACTTTTGATATTATTAAAGAAGTACAAATAAATGAAATTATAAATTGTAGTTTGGAGATAACAGAAGACCATTATATTTTAGGTGTTGATGGTTGTAATTCTATTGTAGATAGGTTATGTATGGATACATTTAAAAGATATTATTTATATCCTTATTTTGGAGGAGATGAAACAGCTCCACATGATATCACAATTAGAATAAAAGAGTAACATATTTATATTATATAATAAAATCTATGAAAAATTTTAAAAAATTAATTAAAGAAGCATATTTAGGAAATCCACTAAATGAAATAGTATCAAGATTACCAGTTGAAGAACTAACAGATGAAGCTCTTACAAGATTAAGGGATCAATTTTTAACAACGGGTACAAGACCAAATGCAGCAGAAATGGATTTACTCAAATCTGTTCTTGATGAAATGAATAAAAGAGGATTAGAAGAATCAATTAATGAAGTAGTTAGAGGTGATGACTTTAGATTCATTGAAATTAAGGATCTACATTTTGAAACAGACCCAGACAGACTAGAAGATATGAAAATAGCATTTGGAGAAAAAATGGGTGGATTCACAACTAAAGATAAAATTGAAGATGCTGAATATGAATTAAGAAGATTTAGAAAAGAAATTGGTTTTGGTGATGGTAGTTACTCAGGAGTATTTTTACCAGGTACATATGATGCTGCCACTTCTAAATTAGGTGATGGTCCTCATGCTAAAAAAGTTTCAACTCCTAAATGGAATGAAAGAAAATATGAACAATGGATTAAAGATGTAGCATCAGGAGGTGGAGCTGAATTTGCTTATGATATGGCTCAAAATGCTAAAATGGAAGCTGGACTAATTGATTGGGTTAAGAAAAATAGATTAGGATTTGGAGATGTTACTCCATTAGAAAGAATACAATATGATATTGAAGCACTAGCTGAATCAATTAATGAATCAGTTGAAATTCCTGCTTTTATGATGAGAGATGGAATGTATAGAGAAGTAGTTGATGACTCAGTTAACTTTAATGAATTTGATGAAAAAATTAAGAGTTTTGTAGGTCCTAAATTTTATAAAACTCTACAATTAAATCATCCAGATGCTTTAGAAGATTTTTTTAAAAAGTATCATGTTACTAATCCTAATCTTAAAGAAGATGAAGATTTAGATATTAATTATAGTGATGCTAGTGCAGGAGATAAATCAATAGAAGATGAATCTGCATCTGGTGCTTATGAATCCAAAGGTTTTGATTTTAAACAAATGGTTAAGGAAGCCTTAACCCCTAAAAACCTAAGATAATGAAACCTTGTACTTGCCCAAAATGTAAATGTGAAGAATCATGCTCATGTGATTGTTGTGGGTATACTGATGGATGTTAATCTTTTATAACTTTCCCAAATTTTTTTCATATTTATAATAAATTAATTTATATGAAGTTAATTACATCTTTTTTCAAAACGTTTTCAAAACAAGTTACGTCTGTAAAAACATATAGGGGTAAATTTAAAAAAGAGTGATTCCTTAAAACCTATTTATTTAAAAGATAGGGGCGCTAGTGGCTGTTAACCACTAATAGGAACACTTGGAAAGCCAATGGAGATTAGAGCTCTCAACTACAAGCCCCTGTTTTTTAATAGATAAAAATGGAACTGTTGAAATTAACATGGTGGATGGATGAACCAATCGATTATGAATATAAACAATATATTCTACTTGGTTATTTACAAAAAATTGAAAATCACTTCCTCAATAAAGACTTCTCACCTTATTTATTACATACTGAAAAACTTTATGAGGAGATGGCTATCAATTTAGAATTTATTGAAGCATTTGAAGATGAAATGTCTGAAAGTCATTTAATGTTCACAAAAAAAGGAATAGGGTGGGAAGATACAAAACTTCCAACAATTAAAGAATTAGAAGAAATGAAATCCATTCTAAAATTCTCAGTACCATTAATAAAATCAAAAGTTCAATTAGGTAAAGAACTCTGGAAAAACAGTCCAACCATTTTGTGGTAAAAATTTGGCTACCTTATTTATTTTACTTATATTTATATATAAGAAAATTAAGGTAGTTATGAACAATTTTGAAAATTTATCACTAGAAGCAGAAAAATATTTATGTAAATTGCATAGATTAAATGCTTTTGATTTACTTAAATTAGAAAAACAAAAAGAAGTAGAGTTAGGAATAGCTGATGCTAATAGTGACTCTAAACTTATAAATGATATTGAAAATAAATTAGATTGGATTCGAATAGTATTAATAACAAGATCTAAATTAAGTTAAAATGGAAGAATTAAAAGAATTTGAGTTAATAGAATCATCAATTAGAAATTCATATGATATCTTAGTAGGTGAAAAAACATTTGATGAAATAATTAACCAAGAAAATATAGAATATATTATGTTTCACATAGACCCATTTATAGACTTCCCAGAAGATGAAGATATAGATTATTTAATAGCATATTTTGAACAGAATGAAGAATATGAAAAATGTGCAAGGTTGTTAAAATTAAAAAAATAAAAGTTATGAGTGATTTAAAAAATAGATTAATAGTACTTTCAAAATGGCTTAAAGATTCAGATTCTGGAATATATATAGATCATGACGGCACATTGGAAAAAGCAATTAAAAATGCTAAACAAGAAGTAAAACAAGAGATTGGAGATTATTTAGATGAAATATTAGAAATGGATAATCATAGTATTGATGTTGAATTAGAAAATATTAATCGTAGAAATTCTAACCCCTTAATGCCCTTTTAAATATGACTGAAGCCGAAAATAAATACCTAACAGATTTTGAAGAAACTTATTATGATTTTGAAATGTTTTCAACAGCAGGAAATCAAAAAGTAAAAGATATAATATGTGAAGCAACAAAAGCAATCTTTGAAGAAGAAAAAATATCAAAAAAAGGAATGAATGATTACCTTAAAAGATTACTTAATGAGTCTTATAATGGTAAAAATGGATTTAGAGAAATAAGAGATACTGAACCTGAACAACATATTCAAAATCATATAAATAAAGCTCTAGAGTTTAAAAATTATGGATTTAAAGTAAATAGATTTGATTTTTAAAAATTAAAAAAATGAATTATAAAGAAACAAGACCTTGGGGAACCTTTGAAGTATTATTAGATGATGATATTTGTAAAGTGAAAAGAATTATAGTAGAACCAACACAAAGACTATCATATCAATACCATTATAAAAGACAAGAACAATGGACAATAATAGAAGGAATATTAACTATAGTTTTAAATGGTGAAGAGGTAGAATGTAAACCCGGTGAATCTATTCATATACCACAAGGGGCAAAGCATAGAGCTTGGAATAAAACCAACAACCTAGTAAAATTTATAGAAGTACAAACAGGAACATATTTTGGTGAAGATGATATTGTGAGATTAGAAGATGATTATAGTAGAAATTAATAAAAAATAAAAAATAAAATGAACCAACCACTCAATTACTCCACTCAAAATGAAAATGAATTATTCATTCAAGCCCAAGTCCATTTAATAGAAGATTATCTTAAGGAAAACCATCCTTATATTTATAGAACCTCAACAACTAAAGAAATAACACAGTGGGTAGAGCGTTATAATTAAAATGGTTAAATTTCTAAAATTTACAATAATATGGGTAAGTCAAAACTTAGCCATTCCTTTTTGGATAGTAGGTCATATACATTTAACTTTAAATATTTATGAGGATGTAATTGAACTAGGAGCTTCAATAGGTATGAACGTAATAGTATTAGTAGGATTTATATTAGATTATAGAAATAATGTTAAGAAGTAAATATAAAAAAGAAAAAAAATCACTAATTAGTGAGTTAAATGAAAAAAATATTTCAACAGTTATGATGTCTGTTGTTTTAAAAGGTACATCCAAAGTAAAAAGTCATTTTATATATGAATGTACTTATTTAGATGAAGATGTAGAAAAGGTAGTACCTGTAATAGCTGAGGATATGTGTAGTGCTGTAGCCAAAATCAAACCATATATAAATAAAAACATATCAGAAAACAAAACATTATTTTTTATAGGAGGTGAAGATTCACTAATATCAAGAACCAATGAAAATTAGATATTATGGACCCAAAAGTAAAAAAACAACTATTAAAAGTCTACTCACCTTTATATAAAAAAATAAGAAGAAAAATTGTTAATTTATTTAGGCCTATATCACGAGGCCATAATAATATATTTTTAAACCAACATCCAATAGCTTATATAATGTTAATATTAAGTATTTGGATGTTTATAGGAGTATATCAAAATAATGAATTAGCCGGTATTCCATTTATAATAGGTTGGAGTTTTATAGCTTTATGCTTTATCTATTTTAGATTCCACCCCCAGACTTGGGATGAGATGTATGAATATGAAAAGATAGCATGGAGACGTTTACATAAATTACCATTAAATTGGAAGCCTCAAAATACAAAATTTGGATCTGAAGGAAGAATGGGTGAAAAAAAACACTCAACCAAATAAGTTAGGCCTTCCAATCAACCCTTATTATATTTAATTAATTAAAATAATAAAGGTTATGAACAAATCAATTTTAATACCAGGTCTTATGTCTTTAATAGGAGTTGGTATTATATCTGAAAATGAGTCAATTCCTCTAATAGGTAATGATAAAAATCTAATAGTTATTGATTCTACTTATATTGAAAAAATAAATAATATAGATGGCGAATGGGTTAAGGATTCAAGTGTACTTAAAGTAGATGATATTAAATTAACCAAAAAAGATAAAAATGATATTAATTTAATAAAAGCATTAATTCAAGTAGAAAGTAGAGGCAAAGAAGATTGTATAGGTGATAAACATTTAATCATTCCCTCAATTGGAGTTTTACAAATTAGACCCATAATGGTTAAGGAAGTTAACCGTATATTAAAAAAATTAAACAAAGATCAACGCTATAAAAATAAAGATAGATATAGTCGAATTAAATCAATTGAAATGTTTAACATATGGAAAGACTATCACCATAAAAATGATAGTGATGAAGTAATAGCTAGATGTTGGAATGGAGGACCTAAAGGATGGAAACGAAAAGCAACATTACATTATTGGAATAAAGTAAAAAAAGAATTAAATAAAACATTATGAGTACAACATTTGGAGTGAATATCAAAAATGGAGACCAAGATGAGGTTGTTGAAGTTGCATTTCGAAGTAATGGAATGAGGTTTACAAATGACTTAGCATGGTTATTAGAAGATGATATACCTGTATTCCCTTTAGACAATACAGCACAAGGTGTTTATACAATAGGTGATATTAAAAAAGAAATAGCAGAAACAGATCCTGATGCTCAATATTGGAGAACAGTTGAAATAAAAAACAGTTATGAATAAAATAAACAAAGCAACAATAGCAAATCATTCTGATTATGAAGACCTTTATATAGGCAACACTTCAGATTTTGAAAACTTACCAGATAATATAAAGTTTAGTGCTGAATATATGATTGATGTAGACCCAGGAATGTATCAAATGATATATTGGAATGATGAAGGTCCTGATTCTATGAGTTATAATAGTAAAAAAGAATATGTAATAGAATCAATTACTAATTTTTGGGGTGAAGATCAATTTATTGAAAAATTTCAAATTGAAGATAAAATCGATGAGGCAGGAGATAATTGGAAAAATGTTTTTAATAAACATATTGAAAATAATTTAGACATATATTTTGAAGAATTAAAAGCCTACACTAACAATTCATACCCAGATAAGGATTCAGCTTGTGGGGTTGTTCTTTTAGAAAATGATAAAATAATAGCAGG